CCTTTGTTTCCAAAAGCGGATTAGACGCTCAGATCGGTATCCGAGGTAAAAAGGACAACCGCCGATTCTTCTATCTACGTTTTTTGGAGTTCGGAACCAAGGGATATAGCGGAACGAAACGCGCCGGAAATAGAAGTCGCAGGCCGTCAAACAAGTCTGATGGCAAATCGTTCTTCGGCAAGTATCCAGACATCCCGGCACTGCCTGCCCATCCCTGGCTTCGTCCTGCACTCGATGTAAACCGTGAAATGGTTCTGGCACAAATTAGCGCAGCGGTAGGGCGCACATTGAAAAATGCCAGTGAAGGGGGTCTTTAATGGCTGATCCATCCGTTGCGTTGCAGGAAGCAATCGCGGCACGGTTAGCGGCTGAGGTCTCTTGTCCCATCTTTGATGGTGCGCCTCTCAACGCCCCTATGCCCTACATCTCCGTGGATCGCGAGATATCGACAAACATCAGCCCTCTATCAGGGCGCAGGCGTGAACAAAGGATGATTTATTTGTCCGTCTGGTCAGATGCGCACGGTCAGGCCGAAGTGAAGCGTCTTAACGGAGAGATCGTTGCTGCGCTCGATGAGCGCCGGTTGCCGCTAGCAGTCGGTCGAGTGGTCTCTATCAGAGTTGTTCAGGCAGAGGCTCAGCGTGATGCGGATGGCGTCACGTATCAAGGATCTATCACGGTCCGCGTAATAACCACGCATTAACCAACCCCAGCCGCTCAGCGGTTTTTATCCAATGTTATTTGGAGGCATACCCATGGCCGATGACAACCTCAACACTGCCGCTGGCTGCCGACTTGGCCTCGGCACCAAAACTGGCGCAGACACCGAAGTGGCCTACAAAGCCGACGTTTACGCCGATGTCGGTGAAATCGAAAACCTCGGCGAATTCGGTGACACGTTCAGTTCGGTGAACTTCACGTCGCTGCGTGATGGTCGCGTACGCAAGTACAAGGGTACTGCCGACGCGGGCAATCTGACTATGACCGTCGGCCTGGATAACGGCGACGTTGGCCAGGCAGCGATCAAGGTGGCGCACAAGGATCGCGCCAAGGGTGACTACAACGTCAAGGTCACCCTGAACGACGGCGATCCAACCGCCCAGCCGGCGATTCTGCCAACCACGTTCTATTTCCGGGCAAAGGTGATGAACAACACCGTCGCGCCGGGCGCTGCTGACAACGTGGTACGCCGTAACGTCACGCTTGGCATCAACTCCGACATTATCGAAATCGCGGCCGGCCCTGCCGTCTGATCATCGGGGGCTCCGGCCCCTCTCCTGAGGGAACTGATTCATGAGCAAGACTTTGCACGGTTCAACATCCATCAAGGTTGGCGAGGAGTCATTTGAACTGGTGGTCACACTCGGTGCTGTGCGCAAGATCGAGGCGCATTTCGGTGGTCTGCGCGGCGCCGCCGAGGCCCTGCGGGTGCTCAGCGTCGACGGCGTAGCGCTGGTGATCGCTGCCGGCGCAGGTTTGGTCGCGAAAGACGCCGAACTGTTGGCTGAGAAGGTTTGGCAGGCTGGTGTCTCGGGCCTGGCGGCGCAGCTTACCGGCTATCTGGGTGCGCTCTATAACCCACGCGGTGAGGCACCGGAAGACGCCAAAGCGGGAAAGGAGTAAGCGCTGTCGAGGGTGGCAGCTACGTCGACCGTTTGTTCGCGGTGGCAACCGGCTGGCTCGGCTGGCCGCCCGACGTTGCCTGGCGTACGCCGCTGCCGGAACTGTTCATCGCCATGGACGCAAAGATCGAATGGGCGCAAATGACCAATCCGTTCGGCACTGGCAAGACAGCTGAAAAACCCACGCCCTCGACAGTGGCCGAAAAACTTCGCCAGGCGCTCACCGGAAAGGGGAGTCGAAGGTAGTACGTAGCCTGCGCGTGATAGATTCACCCGACCTTACAAGGAGGGTTAATTGAGTGAAGAACATTTGTTTACTGCTTATGGCTTCTGTCGTCTGTCTGGCTGGTTGCGAGACTACCCGCGTGCTGCCTGGCGATGCGAAGGCGGTCGATAGTTCAGATATCTATGCCTTCCAGAGGCCAGTTACCGCGGATGCTGCTCGGATAGTGTTCACTCAGGATGCTGGAGCATTCAGTTGCTTTGGTGCTGGTATGCAGATTTACCTTGATGACACTTTGGCAGCGGAGACCAGTCATGGCCAAACCGTCACGCTCTATCATGCGCCGGGCGCTGCGCAGCTGAGCATCAAAAATAAAGCAATGTGCGCGGGGGGAGATCTTCGGGGTCTTTTACTGGAGCTAAAGCCCGGGTTCTCTTATCAGGTCCGCGGGTATCGAGGCACATGGGATAAACCCGAACCGTTGCTTTCATCCCCGCCCCCATACAGTTATCGAAACTGATGGCTGACAACTAAATTCAAAGAACCCGCCTTGTGCGGGTTTTTTATTGCGGAGTCGTTCATGGCTGATACTGACGTCCAAGGTATGTTGGTCCGAATCGAGGCTACTACCGCCCAGCTGCGGCAGGAAATCGCTAGAGGTGAGAGTGCGGTGGCCAAAGCCTCGGGCCAGATCGACAGTAGCTTGGGTGCGGTCGACCAGGCGTTCGACCGCACCGGCACCAATGCCAGCCTCTTGCAGCGGACTTTCAGTTCGGCATTTACCGGCATGGGGCTGGCTGCAACTGCCGCCATTGCCGGGCTGGTCGCCATCACCACCAAAACCACCGAGTACGCACAAGAGGTGCGCAACCTTTCGACCCTGTCCAATGCGTCCACCACCGAATTCCAGCGCATGGCCGCTGGTGCCAGGACGGTAGGGGTTGAGCAGGAGAAGCTTGCAGATATTTACAAGGACACCACAGACCGTGCCGGCGAATTCATTTCGCGGGGCGGCGGTGAGATGGCTGACTTCTTCAAGGAAATTGCCCCCCGGGTCGGTGTCACCGCGCAGATGTTTGCCAATCTGTCTGGCCCCCAAGCCCTCCAGCTCTATTACAACTCGCTGGAAAAGGCCGGCGTCAATCAGCAGCAGATGACCACCTACATGGAGGCCATGGCGGACGAGGCGACCGCGCTGATTCCCCTTCTGAAAAACAACGGCGCAGGCTTCAAGCAGTTGGGCGATCAGGCGGAAGCCGCTGGCAACATCCTGTCGAATATTCAGGTCGCGCGGCTGGTCGAGGTCAACCAGTCGATCAAGGGGCTTGAGGCATCGTTTGCTGGTGCCACCCGTCAACTGGTAGCCGGTATGTTGCCGGGTATCGAAAGTGTCACCCAACGCCTGACCGCGCTGTCCAAGAATGGCGTTCCCGACGCACTAGGGGCCGGCATCGGCTTTCTGGCGGACAACCTCAACATTTTGGCCGCGATCCTTGGTGGCAAGGTGGCGGCGGCGTTTGTAGGTTACCTGTCGGACCTGGCATCGAGCACGGCGGCTAGCGTGCAATCGCGGGCGGCCAACATCGCCCAAGCGGCCAGCGCCGTTGAAGTGGCCAGGGCCAACTCGATTGCCGCGCAATCAGCGGTAGTCCGCGCCGAGAAAGAAGCGATTGCCGCACGTGGCACGGCGGTGCAGACCCAGATGTCGCTGCAGTTGGCCGAGGCCCGGATGGCCGAGCGAGCTGCCACCGCTCAGGTGGCTGTCGCCCAGGCTACGCTCAAGGGGGCGTCCACCAGCGTATTGTCGTTGCTTGGAGGTCCGGCCGGTATCGCGGCGCTGGCAATCGGCGCCGGTATCGCCTTCCTGACGATGCGCGATAACACCGTACAGGTTGCCAACAGCCTTGACGCACTTAAACGGCCAATTCAGGAGATACGCGAGGAATTCCGCAAGCTGACGCAGGACCAGCAGGGCGCCGAGCTGGTCAAGGTGGCTAAAGACCAAGAGCAGGCGGCGAAGGCTGCGGACGGGGCCTACGGAGACTTCCTCAAGACGATCCGGCAGACGCTGGGTTCAACGGTCGGGACGCGGGTAAGTGGCGAGTTTGATACCGCCCGCGCCGCCGGTCAGCAGTTGTCGACGGTCGTGGATGACCTGGCGAAGCGCTTTCACATCCCGGAGGAGGGGCTACGGTCCATCCGAGAAAGTGCGGGGGCGTTCAGCACGGCCGACAGCGCAGCGACCAAACTCAAGAAAACCCAAGAAGCGCTGAGCAAGGAAATGGCCGGCGGTGAGGCGCCGAAAACGCCGGACAACACCGCCTCAATCAATGCTGGCAATACCTACCTGCAAACGCTCCAAAAGCAATTCCAGACGCTTAAGGACAAGACGGCCCTGGAGCAGGCTGAGACCCTGATTCTCAAAGAGAAGATCGACCCGCAAAGCGAACTGGCGGCGAAGATCCGCGAGCAGGCCAAAGCGGTCGACGCGCTCAAGGACGCGGACAAGGCGGCGACCAAAGAAGAGTCGGCTGCGGAGCAGGCCCGCAAGGCCGCTAACTCGGCGCTGGAGCAGCGGTTGAAAACCGCCCAGACGGCCTACGACACGTTAAAAAAATCGTTCGATCCGGTCGGTGCGGCGGCTGACGACCTCAAGGAAAAAACCGAACAGCTTGATCTGCTATTTCAGAACAATCAGCTTTCCGTGGAGGCCTATGCCAGTGGACTTGGGTATCTGAAAGACCAGTACGACACCACGGTAGCCTCGGCCACCGGACTGTCCCAGGCCATGAAATATCAGGCGGATCTGGAAAAGCAACTGGCGAACTCTAAGGCTGGGTACGACGCGATGGCGGCGTCTGTCGGGATGGGTGACAAGAATTCTGAGCGCACCCAAGCGATGCTCGATTTGCAGCGTGAGACCAATGACAAGGTGTTGGCCCTGCGCACCGAGCTGGCCACCGCGACCACTGCCAAACAGCGGCAGGATCTGGACAAGCAAATCGCGCTCACTGAGGAATACGGCGAAAATCAGGTCGAGGCGATGAAGCAGGGGTGGGGCAAGATCGATGCCGCCCAAGCCACCTGGCAGAATGGCGCGCAAAAAGCGTGGGAAAACTACCGGGATAGCGCTGCCGATGTGGCCGGGCAAACGAACTCGCTGTTCGCCGATACGTTCAGCGGTGCGGAGGACGCCCTGGCGCAGTTCGTTAAAACCGGGAAGCTGTCGTTCAAGGACCTGACGAATTCCATCATCGACGATCTGATCCGCATCCAGATCCGCAAGGCACTCGCGGGGGCAGTGTCTGCCGCCGCCGGTACCAGTTGGGGCGGTTCGATAGCATCCATCTTCCAGGCGGACGGCGGCGTCTGGGACAAGGGCGTGAAGAAATTCGCCAAGGGCGGTGCGTTTACCAACTCCGTGGTCACTACACCGACGTCGTTCGGCATGGCTGGCGGCAAGACCGGGGAAATGGGTGAGGCAGGGCCCGAGGCAATC